AGGTCCACGCGCATTCGTGAACAAAGTGAGGACACCCTGTGGGCAGTTCCAACAAAAGGACGCATGTACTACGTCATCCTTGTGTGGGTGGAAGGCGGGGAAATGTAAAATTAAGGTCGACTCTTCAGTCGATCGAACTCAGGTACTTCGCCGGTTGACAAAGACAATGGTTGAGAACGATAAGCAACGGGCACTGGTGCTGGACGAGCGTCTGTCGCCCTTCTTCAGCACTGTGTTGTATATGGAGATGCCGCACGAACTTATCACGACAAGTGTATAATGGACCCGGCCGCGCTCGAGAAGTTTGAGCAGGAGCACAAGGATGACCCCGGGGTGCAGCTGAAGAAATCCGAGTTTGATCACAAACACAATCCCCTATGGGATTTGGATGAAAACAAGCTATACATGGTGATAAACACGGAATTCGATAACGGTCGCGTCGGGAAGTTTGAGCCTAAAAACGTTGTGTCTACAGAGTTTGGCAGAGAAGATATGGGACGCGGGTTTCAACGCTATGCGATGCGACACGAGCCGTCGTCATTGTCAAAAAACCCATGGTTCAATGACACGGGCGAAGGGTACACCGAACGCGTCGATCCTGATAATAGTAAAATATACGAATTGAATACCACCATAACGGGCGGACGTCGAAGGAAGACACGTCGTCGAATGATCAAGAAAAGACGCCGTACCCGATCAAAGCGGAAATCTCTTACGCCTTCACCTCGGCCTTCTTGAAGTGCACCTTCAGGAAGGACTGGAGGTTGAGGTACGTGACCTCATCCTTGTCCGACACACGGAGGAGCTTCGCCAGAGCCGAGTTCGGCAGGATGCGGCGCTTGAAGTTCGGGTCGAAGCAGTTGTGCTGCTTGACGTAGCCCGAGATGAACTTCGTCACCTCCGTCTGGGAACGCTTCTCGCCCGACTTGAGGCCCATGAACGCGCAGAGCTCATCCGTCAGGGGGCGCTGAACGAGGAAGGCGTTGTTCGCGCGACGAGCCTCCCACGTCTTGCGCTCCTCCGGGGTCATGTCCTCCGGGTTCTTCTTCTTCTTCTTCTTGATCTCACGAGCCTCGCGCTTGGTCGCCTTGATCGCATCGGCGACGCTCTTCGTGGCCTCGCGGACACGGGTCGTCAGCTCCGTGCTGAGCGCCTTGAGCTTCTCCGCCAGACCGGCGAGGATCACATCGGAGTGCTCGACCGCCTCGGCAACCGCCGGGGCAGAGGGCGTCTCGACCGTCGGCACGGTCACAACCGCCTTGGACGGGGCGGCAGGCTTCTCGGCCTTGACCGCCTTGGTCTTCACGACCTTAACGGGGGCAGCCGGCGCAGCGGCGGCGACAACGGGGGCAGGGGCGGCAGACTCGGCGGCGGCGGACTTCTTCGGGGCCATCTTGTTTGACTTAACGGAAGCAGAAGAAGAGGACATTTCTAACGCGCTGGTATACTCTTACCTCCGGCGGTCATGTAAACCGCTTCGCCAAGAAATTCTGGTGGGAGACGTTTTGTGTAGGACAACAAACGCGACTTGGCTCCAACGTAGTACATTCGGTACGCCATAATCGGGTCGGCATGATGATACTCGATCGGCATGGCCAACCTCGGAAGAGTCCACCCGATGTCCACTAGCCCAACCGGTGGGTTCTCCGATAACCAGGTCAGACGACGCTGCGTCACGTGGATCTTTCCATAGCGAAACGTGTACTCGGCACACAGCGCCAAACCAAGCCGGCACAGCCAGATGTAGTTCCTCAGAGACTCGCGAATCCAACGAGACGATGGGTGGTTAGGATGTGTCTTCTTGTAGGCGTCCTCGGGTAGCGGAGACTCGCGTACCCAGTGGGCGGTATATAGCAGCTGTGCAGTCTCGAGGATCATCTTCACCACATGTTTATCACAGTGAAGACGAGCCGCTTCGTCGGGGTCGAGGGAGAGGAAGAAGATGTTCATGGTGGCAATCCCCGTACTCCATGCACTGTATACATCCATTTTAGGCACCTTATTCATCGATATCAATCATATATGTCAGTATAGTTCGTTTGTTTTCTAAGTATGTAGAGACAATACGATGAGCCCCGTCTAGTAACGTATAGTCTCCATTTTTTAAGGCTATCCATATTGGTTCTGTATGACCATGTTGGCGTATGATTCGTCTATGGTGTAAAACTGACTCCAAATCTCTTTGCCCTCTGGGACGATCTTCTTTAGGATAAGGATCTTCCGAAAGACGTGCTGAATCAAAATTATGTAGTTCTCTACACTTTGATAGTGGGAACCGACACAACTTGCTCTTGAAAATATGATAATACGAAGATATGTTCGATGATGAAAATAGCTTTATGCTTACTGATGTTTGAACAGAATCGTGCATATTTCTACTTAGTGCCCATCTAAAATGCATGGGTCTAACAGCGATACAATGCAGACAGAAGCAGAAACACAATGTCATACGACCGTGAGTCTGTCAATCCGATGGTCAGCAGATTGAGTGAGTTGATCATGTACCCCAGATTGGATTGATTGTTTGAGAGCCACCCTTTGGAGCACAGTGCGATTATCCGGTGATTGGGCTTTGGCATCAGTTCCAGGTCGTCCATGAAAATACGGAACATGATGCGTATATGCGTATGGGTCAAGTTCGCAAACTGCTCGGGATGAACATCCTCGAAACCATAACTCCGGAAGATGTGAGTGAGGACTGTCCAGCGCCGAGTGATATTCTCACGCATGTCTTTTGACGGTGCAGGAACATTCATCCTGTTTCGACGACGGTGAAGGTGAAGACGCCGAAGTCGCGCGAGAACCGAGTGGTCGATCGGCATTTTTGTATACGGATTTGTGGGTGTGACGGAACGAATGCTCCACTCCCATAGTGTCCCAAAGTCGAACCACCAGACCTTACCCGCCTCTTCTAATCCAAAGTACTCGAACGGATGTTGACGATCCTTGGACTCTGTTGTTACTAGCTCTTCGTCATTCACACAGTCCTTTCGCTTCAAGACACCCGGCCCGGCCAGGGACAGTACCTTTCGAACACACCATCCGCGATACAGTGCCTGAACTTTCGTGAATCGCAGAATCTTCGGCTGATTACGGGTCACCCATAAGATCGGATCCTTCGCACGTGCGTGACGTCCACACAGGTTCACGCCCTTCAGTGCGTCGGATGGACATTGGTCAAAGGATGTCTTGTTCCGCACAGCGGCGCATTGGGGCATTGCTTATCTTGTGCCAAGTCTTGAAAACTGGAAACCTGCGCGGAAAACGGATCCAGTGGTCGCCAGGGTAATGGATCTCACAACAATCAACATGGCTACCTCCGCAATCATCCCTTCTGAGAACCTGGACATCAACCGCGTCATGATCGGCGAGATTCGCCCGAACAAGGCTGGGGGTAAGACCGTTCCCATCAAGTACAATGGTGCCCCCCTGCAGGTTCGTATCCCCCGCATCTACTACCCGGCCGGTGTCCTCGTCCGCGAGGATGAGAAGACTGGTCAGCGCAACTACAGTATGATGGCTTCGCTGAAGGGCTGTGACTCGTACGCAAAGGAGCGGAGCACTGACGGTACCGACGTCGGTTCCTTCTACAACTTCTGCCTGGACTTCCAGGAGAAGCTGATCCAGCACTCCATCGCCAACAGCGGTAAGTGGTTCGGCAAGTCGAAGTCGGAGGCTGTCCTCCGCGAGACGATGAAGCCGGTTCTGAACCCTAGCGTTGAGAAGGTCAATGGCGAGTGGGTTCCGAACGGCAAGTATCCGCCTTCGCTCCGCATGAAGATCTCGATCTGGGACGGCCAGGTCGGGATGGACGCGGTGGATGCGAATGGTGCGGCGATTGAGCTGACCGAGAGCAATCTCGAGCAGGTGTTTGCGAAGCGTATCGAGGCTCGTCTCGTGCTGACGCCGAGCATCTACGTGACGGGTACTGGCTTCGGTGTGACGTGGCGCGTCGTTCACGCCAAGGTGTTCCCGGCCTCGCGTGTCGGTGCCAAGGCAGCGTTCGCTGACATCAAGGAGCCTGATGAGCCGGTGGCGGACAAGGAGGAGAGCCTTGATCTGCCGGTCACTGAGGAGCAGGATGCCGAGGCTGCTGAGACCGAGGAGGTTAAGCGGTCTGTGACGCCTCCTCCGGCTGCGGCTCCGGCTGCTGCCCCTGCAGCTCCGAAGAAGCGGAAGGCTCAGGCAGTGTCGTAAAGCCAAGCCGTGACCAGACAGTAGAGCCGCCTTTAGGTGGCGAGTATACAATCATTCGATCATCAACAAACCAAATCTTTTCCTTTTCAGGAAAGGTCAGAGACTGCGCAGACCCACACGGAAACGGGGCAAGGGACACATGTCCACATTTTTCACACGCATGAACCTCGGGCATCTGTATCAACATCTCTGGTGTCACAATGCGCACATCTCCACGCAGACACCGCTCGAGGAATGCTGTGGGTGTTGTCCATCCCTCTGAGAGAAACCGCTCGTATGAATGCTCGGGCATTCGTGACCAAAGCGAATCGCCCTCTGTCCATCCGTCCTCCTGTAACAGGGTTCCAAACGGGGTGCTTCTGTGCCACAAAACAGAGACGTCTCCAGGGTTATCGCGCTTGTGTTCGGCTACGCCCACTCGATCCAGGTCTTCAGGGTCATAGAGCCAGTACACATTCGCATGTTCATAGTTCGGATCCCTCGCACCTCTGAATACCTCGCGACCTTCCACAGACCACAGGTCGGATACGATGTTCAGGTCGTGCTCGGTAATGTCTGCACTGACAGGGTAGACAATCGAACGATCAATCGTCGAGAACATTACTTACGAGAGCGTTTGGTTTTACGGCGAGTTTGACGCCGCCTACGTCTCGTGCGACGTTTTCCCCCCGCTACCGTTCCCTCTACCCATTTCAAAACGGTATCGCGTCTGCCGTTCAGAATTTTGTACATTTCGTCAAACTCAACTTGTCCCATAGTTTCCAGGTGTAACTGAGGTTTGTCCACTCCGATCGTTTTCGGGTCCGCGATGTACTTCAGCATCACCATTGACCATGGTACGCACGTTTCTGCACTTTCCTCCCCATACCGCTGAAGATCCATAGCATACCCCTCGAGACCCTTCGCCACTCCATCTTTGTATGTCCTCTTCTCACTCAACTTGGCAGCAGCCCCAACGTATGCCCGGATGTATGTCCCTTCCCCTATCATTGCTTTCCCAACAACGTTGTGCCAATTCCTAGGGGCGACGTCCGGGTTCTCCTCGTTCTTATTGAACAGCCACCAGAATGTCGTGTCGTATTGTTCAAGGAACCAGATGGTCGGTTTATCTTTGGATCCGTTCACGAAGTACGGTATGATATGATGTATCTCCTTTTGGGTCGGCGAGGGCCACACTAATCGCAGAAGTCCAAATACAGGTCTGCCTTCCTTGCGTACTTCTTCGAACCTTTTAGTATAACCGGAGTTATCCTTATCCAACATGTCCTTGGGTGTCGGGTAACGGAAGTGTGTTGCATACCCACGTTTGTCATTACAAACGAACACGCATTTAAAAATGTACCCAACGTATATCTGCGAATAGCCATACAGTACCTTGTTCGCATAGCGTACCAGGTCAAATTTTTCCGATGTGAAGGGAAACCGGCCGTTGGCGGGGCGCGTAAGAAACTTGCGTTCTGGTTCGCGATATCGTTTCTTCCCTGCAGGCGGGGTCGGGGCGAGAACTTCTGCCGTTAACTCTTTTACTTCGTTCGCAAGGATGTTCAATTCTCCTTCAGAAATAGGAGAGTCGGCTTCGCCCGGCTCAAGGGGAACTTCCGCATCAACGACCGGCTTGACCCCCTCTTCCTGGGAATCCATTACTCTAATCGAACGAAATCTTTACGGGAACGTCGTGGATACGCACGGACTTTGTGGCCGAACGGCTCAGTTCGTGGCGCTTCCGACGCTCACCGTCCTTGGGTTGAATCACCTGCGAACAAGACTCCATATCTGCGTGAATCTCATCGTAGTGCGTATCGAGGTAGTCTAGAATCTCATCCTGAATAGCCCACTCGAAGAAGTTCAGCTGCCCCACTGTGGTATCCAGGCCGCGGAACTGAATTCGCTTCCATCGGCAGAACGGGTCAAACATCTTTTTGTTGTACGCCTTGAGATGCGACTTGTAGACCAAGTACACAATGACGTGACGGTTTCCCTTAGCCATGAAAGAAACATTGTACTTCTTTGAGTAATTGGTAACAAACCAATCTAGCAGACGTAGGCTCAGTCGCGACTTACCCGTTAAGACCTCCTCGATGCGCTTGAAATTGTCGGCGTTGGTGTAGAAGCCTTCAAGGCGTCGCAGCACCCACTGTTCCTTACTTTGAATGGTCTCCATACCGATTCTGTGTTCCAGCACTGAAAATGAGTTTTCGGGCGTGACGCATAAAGAAACGCATGGAGTCAGTCATTACAGAATGGCTGCGTGAACCACCCTATACCCGTCCAAAGAAGCGCCTGAAGCCTCTAATCATGCTGATGGTAGTGCTGACTCGCGTGAGCTACACCAAGACCAGACGCTTCGTCTTCACGGCCTTTGAGGACGCGATGAAGGGCGATCTTGGACGGATCTGGATGCGTGACCGGTGTGTGCGCCGGACGATTAGGGTGTATGGCGCAAACGACCAGCGGACGGCTGGATGGCATACGAAACGCGGAGAGATGATCACGGGTTCTGAGGTGTCACAGGTCTTTACTGGGGGAGAGACGCGTCGGAGTCTGATCCTTCGCAAACTCGAACCGCCGCAGCCTCCAACGCCCGGGCAGTACCAAGCACCCTTGATCTGGGGTACGAGGTTCGAGCCCATCGCGAAGGCCATCTACGAGGAAGAGACAGGGTGCAAGATCGTCGATGTATCGTGTGTCCAGCATCACGTCTACACCTTTCTTGGTGCGTCTCCAGACGGCATCATCTTCCCAACCGACCCAATGGATGTGCGTCGGCGCGGACGCCTGGTTGAGTTCAAGTGCCCTTTCTCGCGCCCACCTTCCGATGGTGTTCCTGAAGCCTACAACCACCAGATGCAGATGCAGATGGAGTGCTCGGGCATCGACGAGTGCGAGTATGCGGAGTTTCGATTCAAGCAGGTATTCTCATCCGAGTGGATCCGCTCAACGGTCACCAAGGGTGTCTTCGCAGTCTATGCTGATGATACCGTGCACTACAAGTCTCAGGACATGGATCTGAACGCGTGGCTGCGGAGTCTTGACCAGGATGCAGATCCACAGTTCATCTACTGGATTCTGGTGTCCACGAAGAAGGCGTTCGTACCGAAGGACGTGGCGTGGCTCCCGACCCACCTTCCTGCACTCCAGGCGACCTGGGATGAAGTACTCGTGCACCGCGCGGCAGGGACGAAACCAGAGCCAGTGCCCAAGTCTGTAGTTACACTGAACATTTGATGACTCCGGGGAAGTAATAGCCTTCCGACGCGGCCGTTTTATGGGGAAACCAGCGGTCTGGCATGACGATTTTTCGATGAGGATTGAGGAAGGCGCCCCACCAGGAGAAGGACGAGTTTGCACAGATTCCACCTGCGCATTGACTCATAAGAAAAAGAGTGTCGAGTTCTGATTCCGTGACGAGTGTGTGTTTGAGTGTAGACATGAACGGTCGGGACACTGCATACTCTACATCATTCGTTACAACAAAGAAGTGAGCACCTGGAAACATGGCGATAGCCCGTTCGTAGTATGCATCTAGTTTGAGATCATGATAAGGATTGTTAACGTAATCACCGCCACGGATGTGTAGGAAGATACCTTCCTTGATGCCCTCGTATTTGTCCTGGGTTCCAGTTGGAAACAGGAGCTCACGCACAAAATCCTGGTTAACGTATCTCCAGTCCTGGAAGTACCCAGCTATGCGAACGTCTGGTTGCAAACGAAGCATGGTACGCCAGTCGACGTAAGCTGTATTCGATGGTTCTTCAATTCGAATCGGAGTATGACCAGTCAGTACCATTGGCCGAAATCGCCAGAAGATGGTGTCAAAGTACGAGACGGACGAATGGGGTGATGGGTTTGCCAGAGACTGTAGATAGGGTCTACGACCTGTTCTAGACGCAATATGCATGAGAGCGGCTAACTGGAAAAGCTGGTTCCCCAACCCTCCGTTTAGTTCCACGGTTAGATGTCCGACCATTTTATTACTTTCACATGTAAAGCGAAAATCCCGTAATGACCGTAACGTTTGTTACAGCATTCTTGGATCTCCGAGAAGACAGACCCAAGGATCGCGCAACTGACGTACGCTTTGAACTGTTCAAACAGCTCAAGGCAACAGGGATCAGACTTCACGTATTCATCAGTCCTGAATTCCGTGACAGACTTCCTCCGATCGAGAATGGAATTGTCGAGACCATTTCACTCGAGGATCTCGATTTCTACCCGATTTCTCCTCAGGGAGTTCCCGACACCCGATCCGACGTACACGATACGCGCAACTTCCTGATCCTCATGAACGCGAAGATCGAGTGTATCCGGAGAGCGATTCGTTCGGGACATCATTCGTCCACACATTATGCATGGGCGGATTTTAACCTGTATCATGTCCTTCAGGATCCAGCATCTGGGGACGAGTTACGTGCGCTTTCAACGGCTTACCTTCCACCCACATGCATGTTCTTCCCGGGCTGTTGGCAAAAGGGCGTATCGTGGGACTCTGTGAATTGGAGGTTCTGTGGTGGGTTCTTTCTTGGTGATGTCAATTCGCTCAACGGGCTGTATGAGTTCTACCTCAGCGAGTACCCCAAGCTTCCAAAACTCACATGGGAAGTCAATGTATGGGCCTACTTTGAGTCACTTGGATTTCACTTCGATTGGTATCCTGCCGATCATGCCCCGTCAATTCTCAATGTCCCTCGTACTGTCGTATGCGACCCGCCTGGGATTCCCCATGCGTGGGCTTCCTACGACCAGCGGCTTATCATCGGTGGCTCCATCTATCGATATGTGTTGGAGTGTATCCGTCACACTGCAATCACCGCAGTCTTTCCACAGACCGACGGACTCATCGAAGACGGAGAGTATGCTCGTATGATGACGTCTCTCGGGCGCGTGGAGACTGTTGTACGACCTGCAAGAGAGTATGCAGCACTTGAAGCTCTTGCTCATCCCAATACGCGGCCGCTGGTTTGTCTGTATGCGACGCATGGGTTCACTAGCAAGTCTATGATCCTGCTTCCATGGGACGACACAACCTTCACACATGGACTCTCGTTTCCACAGCGACCCTGGTCGGAGAAGACTCCCGTCGTGATGTGGCGCGGCGGATCAAGCGGGTTTCATCGCCCCTCCGTGCGGATGCGTGTAGTTGAAAAGCTCTTCGGCGTCCCGAACACGGATGTCAAGTTTGTTCCGGGCGGGTGGCCGGTCAATGACAACGTGATCCCACCCGAACACTTTGCAGACAAGTCGCTACTCGGACCCGATGCACATTCGAGATACAAGTATGTGCTCATCATCGATGGAAATACACAAGCCTCCAATGGTCAGTGGGGGTTTGCGCTCGGCTCTGTGCCGATCCTGATTACGCATCCAGAGAGTCGATGGTGGTTCAAGACTGAGCTGATACCGATGGTGAACTACATTCCAGTGAACTACGATCTTTCGGATCTCGTGGAAAAAATTGAATGGTTAGTGACCCACGACGACGAAGCGAGGCTCATTGCGGAGAATGCACTGAAGATGTCACAGCGTGTATTCAGCCCCATGTTTCAGCGAGGGTACATCAACAACCGTGTGAGACAAATTGCCTAGCAAGGTCGCTAAAGCTCGGACGTTGGATTCCGATGCGTGTCTTGAATGCAAACCATTCGGCAGTGGGCTGTAGAGGCTTCCAGTACTGATCTAATAGATAGATCCAATCTAGAGTGGGTTGAGCAATAAAGAGTCGTGCACCTTCCTCCCACTTTGTAAGGAGGGTCTCGTAGAACCGAGAGTGGACGATGTACCCACTCGTCGTCTGCCCTTCGATCACCTTGTCGAATGTGTCATCGAAGGGTTCGATCTGCTTCAGATTGTATCCCAGCATCACGACGTCATAACTAGTAGGGAGGCGTACGATCAACTGATCCCACTCTTCTTTGCTCACCAGAAACTGAAAATCGTCCTCGAAGATCATCACCGATTCGTAACCACGCGCCCGTGCCAACTTCAGAACTTCAATGTGGGAGAGATTGCACCCAATCGTACCCGGTGTGTATTCAACTGCGGGGAATCGCTCGACAACCAGCCCCTTGTCCGCGAACTCTTTCTCTACCTCGGCACGTCTGTCCGTACGTCGATCTAGGTTGATGTAGAAAGCATGCATTATAAGCTACGCTCGGCTTGTTCTGCTAAATCGGTACGCTCGGCTGCCCGTGCGTTCTGAATGAAGTGTGTACGAATTGTCCAGTGATCGTGAACACTGCGATGGTAATTCGTCAAACACGAACGGTAGTCGGAAAAGTAGAGTGTGAAAAGCTCTGGGTGACGATCGTACAGATAGACAAGTACCTGCTCCTCAGTATGACCAACTCCCTGATTGAGCTGTTTGTAGAAGATCGACATCATACCCGTATAAAACGACTCCATGTACCCGCGCTGAACTGTCATGACTGTCCCGACGAGCGAACATGGGCCGCCCCATTTCAGATATTCAGACATTGGGTACAGCTCTCGCTTCGATCGGTAATGGATGGCTGAACACGAAACCTTTGGATGGGGGTTTTGGATGATTGGGACAATCGCTGTCGAAACATCCAATGCCATATGGGAACATCCAAAATCAAGCCACATGTAGTGTGTCGATTCGGGAAAGTAGCACCGTTGATAGGACATGAAAAGCGCAGGTATCTTGAACATCGTAGTTAGAAAGTGGGCGGGTGTATTGCGATCGTTCGGGTCCTTGTAACCAGGGGACCGCCCCCGGTTATTGAGAATGATTGGGTAATTGTTCCGGAAGAAGTCGTATTCACCGATATTCTTCTCAATATACATGGTTGAATGAGTTGACAGTTCCTCTCGAATCGATTGTATTGCGGGACGCGTAGATGCGTCACAGAACACAACCATGGGTGCCGGTGCGCTTAACGTACCTCGCCCGTTCTTTAGATAGAAGTCTATCGAACGAGTTGATGGGTTGGACCCCGGGAGTTCTTGAAGATTAAAGAACATTGTAACGATTGTCACCATTTCTAGCTTCATGACCACCATGTGAAAATCCGTCTCCACCAAGGCGGTGTCCGCGATGCGAACTTGGCGTTCCATTGGTTGATTGTGTACTGGTTCCCCATGCTGACATTGCAGCGCGAACAGATGGGAATTAGATTATCAAGTGTTGTCGCACCGCCCTTGGACTCGGGGATGTTGTGACCACATTGGAAGTCGAACACATTCATACGGTTTGCACACCACACGATCTTGCACTTTGAATCAAAGACTCGACCCACCTTCACCATCCATACCTGTTCACGCAGAGCCTTTGGGATCTTCATTGTTTACATAGACCTCACAGCTGTATATGCGTTTACGCGCCACGGTGTCGCCATACCCTGGACAGCCTCGACAAACGAGTTGCGGGGCATGTGATTCGTCCGCTGTTCATACGAGGAGTGCTCGACCTCCTGTGTCCGTTGGATCTGACTGCGATCGAGGAGCTCAGGTTGAAACTTCTCCACGTCCCCCGAAAGTTGAAACACGGCAAAAAGAGCCATCAGCCCTGCAAGCAAAGCGGCAATGTGAAGCATTGTTCTACTCGGGTAATAAAAAACGAACTCTTTCCATTGTAGGTAGAAAGGGCACAATGGAGGACAAGGCTCTTGCGACTCTCCGCATCTTCTACGAGCGCCGTAAGCTGCCCACGGAGACCAAGCCTGTTGCATCAGGCCTGAAGGACGTCAATGCCTACACGATCGGCGACGTGCTGGTCGTCTTCAGCCAGAAGGACAAGATGCTGGAACGCGACGTGCATACGTATATCGACTATGCGAAGGAGAACGACTATGCGAATGGCATGATCGTTGTGGCCATGTCCAAGCCGTCGGGCAACTTGATGAACCTGATTCGGTCAAAGTTCATCGAGCAGCGTATTCAGTTCTTCCACCTCCGTGAGCTGCAGATGGACATTACCGTCCACCGCATGTCCGTCCCCCACCGCATTCTGACACCCGATGAGGCGAAGGACGTGCTGGATAAGAACCGAATCCTCAAGCCAGAGGATCAGATGCCCTGGATTGACTCGCAGGATATCCAGGCTCGTGTGATTGGTGCCGTTCCCGGAAACATCGTCGAGAT